CTGCATCTTATCCTGTGGAGGAAGCCAGAATGTCCATCCCTGTTTATGGTGTTCCCCATCATAGGAGTTCTGGGCTAAGGAAGTTAGGATAAACTGGTCAAATACTGGGTCTCCAATAGTAATGAAGCAACTGACCTCATCTTCTGGGTACTCTTGCCAGAATAACCCACCTTTCTCACCAATCTTCCACCTACGCCAACGTATCTGACCCTCAGTTAGTTTAGCTCTTTCTATAAGTTCAAGCTCCTCACCTGTATAGGACAATTCCTCTTTATCTACTGGACGAACAAAGTCAGCACCTCTGGGGATATTATACTCAGCACTCCACCACCAGGGGAAGAAGAAAGTCTTATAGGGGGACTTACCCTCTTTGGCTCTTGTCCACTTTTCAAAAAAGACATTACCCTCCCCATTGGGGGTACATTCAATCGTAATCTCTCCTGTGAGAGGAACAGCATCTTCTACACCATTAAGGACTTTCTCTCCATCCTCATACAAGGATAACTCAGACATCAAGGCTTTGCGTATTGTATCCCCATGACCGAAGGCTCTTGCTCCTGCTGTTCCTACATAAATAGAACTGTGCATATCTGGGAAAGTCTTTTCAGACCGAGACTCCGCACCAATATCTGGCTTGGGATTCTGCATAGTATCATAGTAGAATTGAACCCTATCCAACAGCCTCTGGGTAGAATGTGTTTCATGTGATACCACAGCACACTGGGTATGGGGAATAGTAATACAATCGGTTAGCATGTCAGCAAGGATAGAACTGCTAAAGCCTCCTTGCCTATGCTTTAGCACAATGTTCCTGTTTGACTTATGCTCAAAGAAGTATCTCTGCATCTTATTAAACTTGAATGGAGCAACAACTCCTTGCTTACTATCAATATATAATAAGGACTCAATCAGTGTAGGTCTATCTACCATTTAGTTTTAAGCCTCTTCTTGAGTTTGTTGACCTGCTTATAAACTTTCCTGTGTAGAGCTGCTTTTGCTATGTTCTGGCGTTGGCTCACTATCTGTCTCAGTGAAGCTACCATCTATAACATCACCTCCTTCAATCTGTGGGGGTAACTGTCCTGTATTAAGCTGTGCTATTCGTTGCTCCCAAGAAAGACTGAGAGCCTTTGGCTGGTAGTCAAGGTCTGCAATTAGCTTACTGTATACCTCCTTACCTAGATTAGTTCTCAGAAGGTCATATTCTCCTGACTCCAGTTCATCATCTATCTTCTTGAGCATCTTCTCTTCTAAGAGAACTGCTCGTTGCTGGTTATTTCTCCGTAGTAACTGGAGAGCTTCCCGCTGATATTCAGCAGCAAAGTTGGGTATTTGCCTGTGCAACTGCACAAAGGCATCATCGTGAAGCCAGGAGTTATAAGTACCCTTGGTCAACCCACAGAGTTGTCTGGATGCTTCTGTATCCATACCGATAATACGTAGCAGCAAATACCTTTTTTTCCTGCCACTGATTGTTTTTAGCTCATCCACTAATGGCATATTAAACAGTATATCACATCAGGCTAATTTTGTCAAGTGATAAAAAGACTTGACAAAGGTAAAGAGTTGTGGTAAGGTTAGAATGTGGATAATAATACCCACAAGAGAGGACAGAAATGACAGAAAGAACAGACATACCTATCTTCAAAGACAAAAACCTTACTTGTGCAGACTGTGGTAATACCTTCTTATTCACCTCTGGAGAACAAAGATTTTATTGGTCTAAAGGGTTAATTTCCCCCAAGCGGTGTAAAGCCTGTAGAGTTCTCCGAAGGAGGAACACCTCTCTAGATGTGGGGGTAAATAATGACTAATCCCACACATAGGGGAATACTCTTTGGGGATACCTTTCCTGCAATCCCTAAAGGTATGAGGGGTTTCTTTATTGCTAACCCAGGAACAGGTAAGACTATATTCCTTAACTGGATGGCATATCTAGCTGCTCTATCTGGTAAGTCCACACTTATCCTTGATGGGGAGTCACCATCTGCACAGATTGAAAAGAACCTGCACAGATATAGTCTGCACTATGGGAGAGACTGGACTACCTTACCTCTTACCCTTCAGACAGTGGAAGACTTTAACTGGAGTAATCTTGATAGGGAAAACATAGATACCCTCAATCCTGACTTTGTGATACTGGAAAGCATCCAGTCTATGTCTGGGAACACCAATGACCCTAATGTTGGTGCATTAGTCAGACGGTCTCTTAACAAAGTTCATGCTAACATCCGATGGTGTCTGGTCTCTGCACACACGAATCAGGATAGCTTTTACCTTACCCGTAGTCAGTTGGAAGAGTTACCCATTCCTGACATAGCTCGGATAGTTAAAGGGGATACTGGTATTGTCTCACAAGGCTGTGATATAGCCTATCTGGTGAAGCAACTATCTAATGAACCTTTACGGATAGCTGTAATCACTAAAGGTAGGAGGGGGTATTTCCAAACCCGAACCTACTACTATGAACTCAAGGAACCAGATGGTTATGGGACATATAGTACCCCTATGTGGTGGGAACCGATAGCTCCTGTTAGGCAGGAACTGGATAGCAGGGGTCTGGATGTTCTCAAACTTGTACGAACACATGTGGATAAGGATGGGGAACTTGCTCCTATCAGTGCAAAGGAGATAATGGCTACTGCAGTAACCATAGAGCAGGAGGAACGAAGGGGGATTCTCAATCTCCTCATAGAACGGGGAGATATTATTGATGTGGGGTCTTTTAGTTATGTACCAAGAGTTAGAAGAAGGAGGACACAATGAGTGATTTTGAACTATTCCAAAAAGAGTTTAAGAAGTGGCAACATAAGTTTGGTCTCACTGGTTATAAAATATATTTCAAGTATGAACCACTTGACAGTGCATTTGCAGATATTATTGGTAACATCAGAGATATGGTTGTGACTGTAAGGTTGAATAGCAAACTACCAAAGAAAGACCATCCATTCAAAGATATTGAGCGTAGTGCTAAACATGAGGCTTTACATTTACTATTATATAGATTGGAGCAAAATGCTCACTATCGTTACTCCTCATCAGAAGAAATATATGAGGCTATAGAGGAACTTGTTTTTAAGTTAGAGGAACTTGTAGGAAGGGGTCATAGTTAATGCTCCTTAACTTTTTAGCTAAAAAATCTAGGCGTGAAATTTCCCCCTTATTTTTTAAGGGAAAATATTTTGTGCCTAGTTTACAATCCTTAACTTTTTACTTTTGGGGAGTTCACGCCTACATTCCCCCCATTTCACGCCTAACCAGCGGAAGCTCTCCCCTATATAATATATATATACAAGATATACATAGGAACATATATCTCTGGTTAGATACGGTTCTCGGGGGGATTCGTGCCTAGCTCACCGAAATCTAATTATTTAAGGAAGTTATCCTACACACAGATGTAAAAAGTTAAAAAGATAAGGGCAGAAATCTAGGCACGGAAAATAAATGTAATTATTTAAGGAGGAAACATGGAAAGTAGTCTTAAAGAAAGGCAAGCAGAGTTTGTGTATAATGGAGCAAGACTAGCTGCGATTGCAGCTGAAGCTCCTATTATACCTGTTCAATGGTCAGAACGAGAGGGAGCTTTCAGGACACAATTCCTTGATGTTATTGAACGACAGTGTGGGGAACAAAGGTCAAAGTCTCCAGAGGAACTACACGGTAGCTGGATGCAGGCTTATCTGACAATGGGATGGGTTTATGGTGAGGTCTATGATAGAGAGAAGCGTATCCACCCTGATTTAGTTCCCTATGCCCTTCTTGGGCAATTAGAACGAGATAAAGATGCTGTGTTTATAGCCTTATGCAAGATTGCTAGACAGTTCATCTATTGACAAAGGTAAACAACTGTGATACAATAAGGGATTATGAAAGAATCCAAAAGTAAGAATTGCATACACTAACCTTATCTGTGCTGAGTGTAAGGGAGCCATCAAGATAGGACACCAGTATATCTTCAGAGAAAGACCTGTCTATTACCCAGATATAGGTGAGGTCTTCAGGGTAGAACAGATACATCCAGATTGTGGAGAGAAAAGATGCCAATAATTATGCCAGATTTCAGGGTAAAAACCATTTTTCACACCGATAGAACTTCGCTTGTTGGGCTTCGGGTAGAATCAAGGGGGTGGGGTATACCCCCCGTCTGGTAATTAGAACATCTGTGCTAGTGGATAGCGGTTGACCTAAAGATAGACAAGCCCTCCTTGCCTGTTGGTCATTGTGGTGCGTCTGGTAGTGGGAGACATAGAAAAAGGGTGATAGTCTAGTCTCTATCACCCCTTGTCTTAGATTTGGATTGTAGTGGCTCTGATGCTAGCTTGAGTAGTCCACGCCTTCATACGATTCGGTAATGTAGTTGTCTCTTGCTAGCACCCTTATGGCACTATCACCGCCAATGATCAACCCCAAAGCCTCGCAAGCCTTGCTAGCACTGGCATAGTGGCCTTTCAATTCCAATTGCGTACCATTGCGCTTGTAAACCGTTATTGCCCGCTTGCTAGCCGTTGTGACGCCTGTGGTACTATTGCCTGTAACCTTGGTTGCATGGTTGACTTCAACTATCCATTGGAACTCCTTGTGGCTTGGTTGCCTTGTTTCATAGGTATATGATCCTAACTCATCCAATTGCTCTGGCGTCATATCTTCTATTAGCAATGTCATAGGAATCACTACACCTTTAGAATCAAACACTACCTCTTCGAGTTCCCCGTCTGCCACATCCACTTCACCCCATCGTACATATATATTATGTACATCATCGGGGTGCGGCAACTTTGCCAATAGCTTGGCAATACCCCTCTCAAAATCAACCTTGACCTTGATAGCTTCGGCTTCTTTCCCCCTAGTTTCTAGTATACCATCAATCAAGGTTACTACACTAGAATTGTCCACATACTTCCCTTTCAATTCCATCAAATCCGAATCAGACATTGCTTTGATAAGCTCATCCATTTATCTCTCCTTCTAAACTTCTTATTCTAGGTTTGACTAGATAACCTAGTATTATAATAATAGCATACTCGTGCCTAAATGTCAAGCCTAGCTAGCTATTAGCCTGATGTATTTAAGGAGGGGGCAACAAGTAGACTGCTGAAGTGGAGACTATTGTAGCTATAGTTCAGGTAGGTTGTTGATGTGGGGACACTGCAGGCTAGGAATTGTAAGCATAGAGAAGGGGGAGCAGGTGTGTGTCCTAGCTCCCCCAACTGATGT